GTTTGCTTTTGATCTGGCCCGATTGTGTGCGTATGAGGCAAAGCGTGGACAGAACGAGATCCAGCTATTGCAGATGCCCGGTACGCTGATCTTTACTCAACGAGAGAAGTTAGCAGATGAAGCTCTGGAATGGGGTGCTGATGCTATCGTCTGGATTGACAGCGATATGCGGTTTCCGGCAAATACTGTGGAAGTATTGCTCGCAAGGAATGTCTCGCTAGTAGGTGTTAATGCGACGACAAGGCGAGAGCCTGTTATGCCCACAGCCATGAATCTCAAGATCGACAAAAGCGATCCTAATGCTGTCAAACAAGTGTGGACGAAAATTGAGAGCCGGGGTAAGAAAGGTATTGAGCAAGTGACCGCTGTAGGCTTCGGTGTTACACTTGTACGGTCTGAAGTGTTCAAAAAGATACCGAAACCCTGGCATGACATCATCTGGACGGATCATGGAAACGTGATTGGCGAGGATGTCACCTTCTGCGTTCGGTGTCTTGAGAATGACGTTCCCGTGTTTGTTGACCACGATTTGTCGATGCACATAGGGCATATCGGGGTTAAAACCTTTGGCTGGGATGACATAAATGGCCCTGGCAACGTACAGCGATCTAAAGACAACGATCGCAAACTATCTCGCAAGAAGCGACCTCACTAGCCAGATACCTGACTTCATCCGGCTGGCAGAGGTAAGGCTGCGGCGCAATCTGCGTATCAGGCAGATGCTGAAACTTGCATACACCTCTGCTACGGGTGGTGATTCGACTGTTGGACTGCCGACAGACTTCCTTGAGATGCGGAACCTGTATCTCAATACGAATCCAGAACAGCCGCTGAACTATTTATCTCCGTCTGTGTTCACTCGGAATGCCAGAACACAGGAGTCTGGAAGGCCGATTCAGTACACCATTCTTGCGGATGAGATCCAACTGGCTCCTGTCCCGGATACCAATTACACGGTTTATATGCTGTATTACGCTGCTCCGACTTTCTTGAGCGACAGCGTAAGTACAAACGCATTCATGAGCGTCTGTCCTGATTTGTTGCTGTACGGGTCTTTGTCAGAGGCAGAACCGTATCTCATGAACGACAATCGGCTTGCTGTCTGGGCTGGATTGTATGCTCGTGCGCTGTCCGACCTAACAACGTCTGACGACCAGGGTGAGTACAGCGGCAATCCGATGGTAATGACTCTGGCAAAGAGGTAAGAAATGGCTATTTCTCAGGCAATGTGCACCAGTTTCAAGGTTGAACTTCTTGGTGGCACTCATGACCTTGATACCGACACGATCAAGATTGCGCTCTACACCTCGTCAGCTACGCTAGGAGCCTCTACAACGGCTTACAGCAGCACGAATGAGGTTGCTAATGGGAATGGATACACCACAGGTGGAAACACGCTCTCAGGTGCATCTATTACTTCCAGCGGCACGACTGCGTTCGTAGACTTTTCGGACTCAACGTGGTCGAGCGCATCGTTCACGGCTAGAGGTGCGCTGATCTATAACAGCAGCAAGAGCAACAAGGCAATTGCTGTTCTGGATTTTGGTGCTGACAAGACCAGCACGAACGGTGATTTCGTTGTTCAGTTCCCGACTGCGGATGCAAGTAACGCGATCATAAGGATTAGTTGATATTGCATTGGCGGCCAACAAAAGCTGTTGCCTAAAGGTAGATCATGGCACTTGTCGTAAAAGATCGGGTCAAGGAAACCACCACTACGACCGGCACAGGCACTTATACGCTGGCTGGTGCTGTAACTGGTTTCCAATCGTTCGCTGTGGTGGGTAACGGTAACACTACCTACTACACGGTCACGGATGGCACGAACTGGGAGGTCGGGGTCGGGACGTATACGTCATCCGGCACGACTCTCAGCCGTGACACGATTCTTGAAAGCAGCAATAGCGGATCAGCAGTCAACTGGGGTGCGGGTAGCAAGGATGTGTTCCTGACCTATCCGGCAGAGAAGGCAGTTACTGCTGACGGTGTTAATCCATTTACCAGTCCAGTTTTGGTAAATGTAAACAGCACATCTAATGCGCTGGAAATCAGACAACTTGGTTCTGGTAACGCGCTGCTGGTTGAAGATTCAACCAATCCAGATGCAACTCCAACTGTTGTTGATCTTGCTGGAAATCTTATTCTTGGAAAATCTAACAGAACATCTGCTATTACAAGTAAAATTGAAATTCATAGCACTTCAACCGAAGGACTTCAGTTAGGTTTAGCCCCTTCAGAAGCTTTTTACAACTGGAACTCAACTTCATCTATTTGTTCAAGTTTGTCTTTTTTCCATATTCCATCTGGATCTGTCGGAACTGTTGTTACAAATTCAGCAGGAGACAGGCTAGGTCAAATCAATTTTTGGACTCAAGATGGTGCAAACAATTATTACAAAGGTTCAATTACAGGGTTAGCGAATAGTGTATTAGCAGATCAGGTAGATATATCTTATTCTGCATACAATCACAAATTTACCGGGCCTATTACGGAAGGTGCGTGGAACGCAACAGCTATTGGTGTGGCGTATGGGGGTACAGGACAGACGACACAGACCGCTGCGTTTGATGCTCTGGCCCCGACGACCACCAAAGGAGACCTGATTGTCAGTAACGGCACAGACAACGTGCGTCTGCCTGTCGGGACTGATGCTTACGTTCTGACCGCTGATAGCACGCAATCGTCTGGTGTGAAGTGGGCGCCTGGAGGTGGTGGCGGCGGTGCGGCAAGCGCAGACATCCAAGAGTTCACCAGCACCGGGTCATCGACATGGACTAAGCCTGCTGGGGCGAAATTCGTTTATGTGCTGATGTTTGGCGGCGGTGGAGGTGGTGGGTCTGGCAGGAAGCGGTCTAGCGGTGGTCTTGCTACTGCGGCAGGCGGCGCCCCTGGTGGAGGTGCTGGTGGCAGAACAGAGATTTGGATTCCTGCATCATTGCTTGGGGCTACTGAGACAGTTACGGTTGGCGCAGGTGGTACAGGCGGCGCTGCTCAGACTACAAATGACACAAACGGGAGCGCAGGAACGGCTGGTGATAATACGACTTTTGGATCTTGGGCTACTGCAAGATCTGGCAGCAGGGGGGATGGCGGGACAACCTCAACCCCTAGCGGTGGAAATGGTGGAGGTGGTTTGGGTGAGTTTTCCGGTGCAAACTCTACCTACTCTGCATCAGGTGGACAAGGAGGAACTACAACAGGCGGCGCTGGTAATTCCGGCGGGTATCGTCCGGGCGGAGGGGGTGGTGGTGGTGGTTTTTCAGCTAATGACACAACGGCACGAAACGGTGGTGTTGGCGGTCTAGGTGGTGCTTTGTTAACTTCAGGTAGTGGCACTACTGGTGGTGGTGGGACTGCTGGAAATACAAGCGGGACACCAAACGGTAGTGCTGGCGCTGACGCATCTTCTTACTTTGTAGGTGGTTCAGGTGGTGGCGGGGGCGCAAGCGGCAGCACTACTGCTGGCAACGGCGGCACAGGTGGCTACCCAGGTGGTGGTGGTGGTGGCGGTGGTGCTGGCTACACAGTCAACTCCGGTGCTGGCGGCAATGGTGGCAACGGCTATGTCCGTGTTGTGACCTTCTTCTGACGAGGACAAAATGCCAAGACAATTCCTCCTCAATCCTGATGGTAGCGTTCCCGCAAACGCGAATGTCGAACTGCTGCAAGCAGAGGGAATACCGCTGGTGTTGCCGACAGAGATGCCAAGGCAATCCGGCATGATCGCTGTCGAGCAAGAACCGCAGCAGGACGAGCATGGTGTTTGGCGGCAGGTGTGGGTGCTTCAGCCTGCTCCAGAGCCTGAGATTGTCCCGGTCGATCCGCTGGCCGCGCTGACTGATGAGCAAAAGGTTGCGCTGGTTGCGTTGCTGCAAGGAACGGCTGTCTAATGTTCGGCATATCCGCATTCTCTGAAGCATCATTTTCTGGTCTGCCAGGGACTTCTGTTCGTGTTTTTGTTACTGGTGTTACGGCTTCCGGTGAGATTGGTTTTGTAGTTGTTACGGGTGATGCAAACGCCCCTGTAACTGGAGTTTCTGCTACTGGTCAGGTTGGTTCAGTCACAGTAGTTGCGAAAGCTGTTGTAGATGCAACTGGTGTATCGGCTACAGGGTTTGTTGGGTCTGTCGTAGTTACCGCTGATGCTGTTGTAGTCACAACAGGGGTTCAAGCAACAGGCCAGATTGGTAATGCGAATGTTCTGATCGTTGTCCCTGTTACTGGTGTGCAGGGGACAACTGCGCTCGGTACTGTCACGCTGGAGTCCAACAACTATCTCGACGTTACCGGTTTCGGGATGGTTGGGTCTGTTGGTCTGGTTGATGTAATTGGGGTATGGTCGATACCCGATGAGGTTCCGAACAACTGGATTGAGGATGTGCCTGACGCAAACGTCTGGATTGATACAATCGCGCAATCGAACACTTGGACGGTGCAATGAGAATCGCATTCGGCAAATGGACACCTGACCGACCTGGGATAGCGGGAGGGCTGACAGAGGCTCTAAACTGCCTTCCTGTCGCGTCTGGCTATGGGCCGATACCGTCTAATGCAAACCTATCGTCTACAGCGTCTGAGAGCCTCCTGACGAGTTTTATCG